TCACGCAGGAAATGAAAGATGAGCTTGTCAAAGAGATGGCAAAGTTTTGGGGCATTGTTGTATCGAATGCCGAGCCACAGGCTAGTGATGTTGAATCAACCAAGCTTATCTGGCCTACTTCAAGTGAGGAAGTCGCAACTGCAACAGGCGCGGTTGAACAGGCTTGTGTTGTGCTTAGTGAATACAAGGCACGAATCAAACTTCTTGAAACCGAAGCGGAGAAAGTCGAAGTTGCGATTAGGGAATATATGGGTGCGAAAGGTTCGCTCGTTAGCGTGGCTGGAGAGACGCTTGTAACGTGGCGTAACTCTAAGCCAAGCATGAAGTTCTCAAGCGAGTTGTTTAAACAAGCTATGCCAGACGTTTATCAAAAGTTTGTAGTTGAAGTAAATGGTTCACGTAGGTTCTTACTTAAATAAGGGGATGAGATGAGTAACTTAGTTCCGTACCAAGACATAGAAAAGATGGCAGTAGTTATAGCAAAGTCTGGATTGTTTAACGTCAAGACAGAACAGGAAGCTATGGCGTTGATGTTGATAGCACAGGCAGAAGGATCACACCCTGCCGCTGCTGCGCGTGACTATCACGTTATCCAAGGTAGGCCAGCGTTGAAAGCAGACGCAATGATGGCTAGGTTCCAGCAAGCGGGTGGGAAGGTGGAGTGGAAGGAATACACAGATGATTGCGTTACTGGTGTTTTTAGTCATCCCGCTGGTGGGTCTTTGTCTGTCACTTGGACTATCGAGATGGGCAAGAATATCGGGCTGGTTAAACCGGGTAGTGGATGGCACAAATATCCTAGAGCTATGCTCAGAGCGCGTTGCATCTCAGAAGGTATCCGATCCGTATATCCCGGTTGTGTCGCAGGTGTTTACACGCCAGAGGAAGTTCAGGACATGGAGCCGCAGAAGCAAACTCAGGAAGTTGACATGGGGAAAGCGGAAGTCGTGGTTGAGGAAATAAAGAAAGCAAAAGAGAAAAAAGAAGGTGAGACTTTTTTGCCTCTCTACGTGCCGGGGATACAGGAGCCGTTCAGCGAATCCACGGATTTAGCAGAATGGGAGATTTCCTTTCACGACATGGTTCACAAAATAAAGGCAAGCCAAAAGCTTACTAGCGACATTAAACGCGAAAAGCTAAAGATGCTTAAAGATGCAAACGGTGAAGTGATAGACAAACTAGATGCGCCTACCAAAATGAAAGTAATGGCGGCTGCTAATTCGTTGGAGGAAGTATGAAGAACCATAATGAAAGACCGGGCAAGGGCGTTCTGTTCACGAACGACAAGCGCAAGACAGATACACAACCTCACCTTAAAGGTGGCTTTACTGCTGACAGAGACATTAAAGAAGGGGAGTGGGTCAAGCTTGCAGGATGGCGTAAACCTACTCCAGTAGGTGAGCTTATATCTTTAGCGCAGGATAACTTTGTTCCCGATCCTAGCTACAAGAAACCTACTGAGGGCAGCACAGTAAGAGAGTACAGCCCACACAGAGATGATGAGATTCCTTTCTGATGGCTGCTAGTCGCTCACCCACACAACGAAGCCTTGAGTATTTAAGAGAGCAAGGCTACCACTGCGAGATTGTAGAGAAGTGGAATTCCTTTACTAAGCAGAGAAAGGATTTGTGGGGGTGGTGCGACATTCTAGCTATACGTAAGGATGAAGTTCTAGCGGTACAGGTAACGGCTTCTGCTGTTGCTGACCGCATAAAGAAAATTCAAGATTCAACCACGGTTGCGCTAGTCAGAGATGCCGGAATAAGAATTGAAGTACATGGCTGGCGCAAGAACAGTAAAGGCAGATACGTCATTAGAGTGGAGGATATATCGTGAATGCTGCAAAGTTTGATAAATCTGAACGATTACAGAAAGTCGCAAATCTTTTGGGGCGGGGAGGGGAATACACAACGCTAGATATTATCCAGAAGGCAGGAGTGTGTGCAGTCAATAGCATTATTTCAGAACTCAGAGCTAACGGTTACAGCATTGACTGTCAGCGCAGAGCAGACAAATGGTTTTACAGGATGAACAAATGAAAAAAATATTCATAGCTACACCTATGTATGGTGGACAGTGTTTCGGTTTTTACGCACAAAGCTTACTGCAACTTAATAACCTGCTAAGAGACAACAACATACAGAGCATGATGTCATTCATGTTCAACGAAAGTTTGATTACTCGCGGCAGGAATGCTTTAGCGCATGGCTTTATGAAGTCAGACGCAACGCATTTGATGTTCATAGATGCAGACATTCAGTTTAACCCTGCTGACTTCTTGAAGATGATTGAATCAGACAAGGATGTTATTTGCGGTATCTACCCTAAGAAAGAAGTTAATTGGGCAGGAGTACGCAAGGCAATAGAGTCTGGTGTGCCTGACAGTCATTTGAAGTACCACACAGGTTCTTTTGTAGTGAATTTAAAGAACTATGTAGGTGAGGCTACGGTTCCAGTAAATGAGCCAGTGGAGATTTGGAATGGCGGCACAGGATTCATGCTGATTAAGCGTGAAGTATTTGAAAAGCTAAAGCCTATCGTTCCTTGGTACGTCAATGACGTTACTGATCTGTCTGGAAATATAGGGGCAGAACAGATTAGCCAATACTTTACAGAGAGTATTGAGCCAGAGACTAAGCGTTTGCTGTCAGAGGACTATCACTTCTGTAAGACATGGAGAGATAACGGTGGTGAGATATATGCAGCACCGTGGGTAGGTTTGACACATATAGGAACCTACGCATTTGATGGAAAACTTATTCCAGCACCATAAGGAGACAGCATGACTGAAGAAAAATACATACAAAGACCAGACTTTGCTTTGTTCGATCACATCATGGAAACAAACAACCTAAAGAATGATGCAAGGCTTTATGAGTTCTTTGATAAAAAGATAAGCAAGCCAGACATAAGCAGGTATCGTCATGGCAAAAAGAAGATCAGTGCTGGTCACATTCTCGTTATTCATGAGAAGTTAGGTATGCCAGTTGCCGAGATACGTAACTTATTGGCGCAACCATAACTATGGAAACATTCTCCATCATTACGTTTGTTGCTGGCTTATTAGTAGGCGCTGGTATTTGTTTGATACTTACCGCTTGCTTTTTCTACTGGCTGTTTTCGCGGAGCGAATAAATGATTGAGCCGTGGGAGCGCCTTTGCTTCCCGGCTTTCTCATTCTCTCACCGCTACCAGCTTTTATACGCTCACGTTTGGCATTGATGTTGGCATAGAGTCCAGTTTTCATTTTATTCCTAAATATTGTTTTACGCGATCAAGGATCATTAACTGTTGAGGGTTGTAAAGCTCAGCAGCATTATCACCAAACTGATTAAACGTGTAACCCCTAAACAACTCAGGCAAACCAGTTTGCTTATACCAAAGATCATAAGGTCTAGTTTCTCCAAACTGCTCCTTATGAAACTGATACCTTCTTTGCATCATCTCAGGGTCAATAGATTTATCAAACTGACCGTAATACTTTTGCAGTTCAGGATCAGACTGCACACCGTAGTGAGATACGTAATCACCAAGAATATCTATAGGACGCACATCAGAACGAAATACCTCCATGCCTACTCTACCCATAGGCAATTCTTTTGGGCGCGGCATATCAGGCGCACCGGGTTCATCAGGAGGATAAAACTCTAGGTATCTTTGTTCTTGTGGTTTTGGGTTATAGAGTATGTCTATCTCTTTATCTTTTAGATATGGATACTCTTTCTGTGCTTGTGACAAGAAGTCTGGACTGCGCTCTTGACGCATAATTTCCATTACATCTTGATTCATGTCACCTTCTATCGGCATTTCCATCTCCGCATAGATGCTCTAGCACGTTCAGAATTCTTTGCTGTCTTAACAATCCCACCCATACGCGCACAGAAAGATGCCCGTCTGCCAGCTTCAGACTTGCTAGGCTTGCTAGTGGTGACAGGAGCCTTCAGATCGCTTCCTGTCTCACGATTGTACTTAGCCCTACCCTTGGCGGTCAGGCCAGCGCCTTTGCTTGCTGGAAGCTTCTCACCGCGACCTACAGCTAAACTAGGATTCTTAGCCATTTCTACCCCGCTATAAATAATGCGCGTTCATCATTCCTACGATTAACTAATCCTTTAAGGACTTTGCCACCAGCTTTCGTGTACTTCAGAAACTCATCTGCTGCACCATTATAGTCACCACGATTGAATCTCTGGCGTAGTGTGCTGCGCTGTAATGTTCCCAAACCTACATTGAAACTGAAGCTAACCAAAGCATCCAGCCAGCCTTGCTTACTGCCAGCAGCAGGGCAATATTTAAGAACTCCTCGTTCAAACCTCTCAAGGTCTTTTGCAAGTATGGCATTGACTTCTTCCATTGTGAATGTGCGGTTCCAACCTTCAGGACACGGCAATCCTACTCTGTCTTCAATCTTCAATTTGCCGTGGTTAGGATCAATGACATGGCCTACTCCGATAGTCCAAAGCTTTGCTGGACAACGGTAAGGCTTAGTTCTCACACCTTCGTGATGCGAGATCATCTTCAAAGCCTTGGGGCTTATCATTTGCCAAACGCCCTGCCGCCAAAATGAAACGCAATAATCGAAGCGAACAACGCTTGTGTCTCGTTATCCCAAAGCTGATCTGCTAGCGCATTAAAGTCAACGCCGCTAGTCAATCCTTTGTATGCCAGTACACTGTCAATGCCAACCAGCAGAAAGAAGAATCCATAAGTAATTACT